GAATGGGAGTTTTTTATAGATGAAGAACGCCTTTATTGTATGAAATCAAATGATATTGTAATTAAGTATGGAGATAAAGAAAATAAAAAAGAATATAATCCAAGCTGGGCATGTAGCAGTTGAAGAACTGATTAAAGTTGCTAAAGAACCGATTATAGATTTTGGACCAGATATTTCCGCAGACAGATTAAAAAATGCTGCAGCTACAAAAAAACTAGCTATATTTGATGCTTTTGAAATTTTATCAAAAATAAATGAAGAAGAAAATATCATAGAAGGTAAAGTTGAACAAGAAACTAAAAAACCTAAAGAATTTAAAGGTTTTGCTGAAGGAAGATCTAAGTAATGTATCAACAAACCTTATATAAAATATTAGATAACCATATTAAACCTAAAATTATTAAAAAAAATAATAGGTATAAAAAATGGGATTATGGATATAACGTAGAACATGATGTAATAGTTATATCTAAAACAGGTGAAATAGGTGAAATATACGAAATACAAAACCTTAAAATAGCTTTACCTAAAGAAAAAGAAATAATTAAATTTAAAGATAATAAATTTGAATATCAACCTCTACCTAAAGAATTAAAAAGAATTAAAACTATTTTTGATTGGGAAGATTATCCTTTAGATTTTAAAGAAACTTGGTACGATTATATTGATAAAGAATTTATTCGTAGAGATGAAGGATTTTGGTTTTATAATAATGATGTAAAAACTTATATAACTGGAACCCATTACATGTATTTACAATGGAGTAAAATTGATGTAGGTAAACCAGATTTTAGACAAGCAAACAGATTATTTTTTATATTCTGGGAAGCTTGTAAAGCTGATGATAGATGTTATGGAATGTGTTATCTTAAGAATAGACGTTCAGGTTTTTCATTTATGGCTTCAGGTGAAACAGTTAATCAAGCAACAATATCTTCTGACAGTAGATACGGTATATTATCAAAATCAGGACCTGATGCAAAAACAATGTTTACTGATAAAGTTGTACCTATATCAGTTAATTATCCTTTCTTTTTTAAACCGATTCAAGATGGTATGGATCGACCTAAAACAGAATTAGCTTATAGAGTTCCAGCAAGTAAATTTACTAGACGTAAACTTACACAAAATGAAACACTACCAGAATTACAAGGATTAGATACTACTATTGATTGGAAAAATACAGGTGATAATAGTTATGATGGTGAAAAATTAAAATTATTAGTACACGATGAGAGTGGTAAATGGGAAAGACCTAACAATATATTAAACAACTGGAGAGTTACTAAAACTTGTTTACGATTAGGTAGTAGAATTATCGGTAAATGTATGATGGGTTCAACATCAAACGCTTTAGATAAAGGTGGTAGTAATTTTAAAAAATTATATAATGATTCAGACGTCACACAAAGAAACCGCAACGGACAGACTCGTTCGGGATTATATAGTTTGTTCATACCTATGGAGTGGAACTACGAAGGATACATTGATTCTTATGGAATACCTGTATTTGAAACACCGAAAGATTTAATTAAAGGACCACAAGGAGTTCCTATAACATTAGGCGTAGTTGATTATTGGCAAAATGAAGTTGATGGTTTAAAACAAGATCAAGATGCTTTAAATGAATTTTATAGACAATTTCCAAGAACAACTGAACATGCTTTTAGAGATGAAGCAAAATCATCATTGTTTAATTTAACAAAAATCTATGAGCAAATAGATTGGAATGAAGATGTTAAAAACTCAGCAATTATAACACAAGGAAGTTTTCAATGGATTGGAGGAATAAAAGATACTGAAGTAGTTTTTAATCCAAATAAAAATGGAAGATTTTTTATTTCATGGGTTCCGCCTAAAAGATTACAAAATAATGTAATAAATAAACTAGGTGTTAAATATCCTGGAAATGAAACACTTGGAGCATTTGGATGTGACCCTTATGATATATCTGGTACTGTAGATAAAAGAGGTTCTAAAGGATCTCTTCATGGTTTAACTAAATTTAGCATGGAAGATGTTCCACCTAATCACTTTTTTTTAGAATATATAGCAAGACCACAAACAGCAGAGATATTTTTTGAAGATGTTCTTATGGCGTGTATATTTTATGGAATGCCATTACTTGCTGAAAACAATAAACCAAGATTATTATATCATTTTAAACGTAGAGGTTACAGAGGTTTTGCAATGAATAGACCTGATAAAATATATAATAAATTATCAGTAACAGAAAGAGAAATAGGTGGAATACCTAATTCAAGTGAAGATATTAAACAGGCTCATGCTTCTGCGATAGAAAGTTATATTGAAAACTATGTAGGGTTAAGATCAGATAACACACATGGTGATACTTATTTTCAACGCACATTAAATGATTGGAGTAGATTTGATATAAATAATAGAACCACTCATGATGCTTCTATTAGTTCAGGACTTGCTTTAATGGCTTGTAATAAAAATAAATATAGACCTATTCCAAAAATAGTTAGACAGAGTTACAATTTAGGAATTAAAAAATATGATAATAGAGGTTCTTTATCAAAAATAATAAAATAAATGAAGAGTATATACACTAACGGTAGTAGTATTTTCCCTAGCCAAGTGGTTAGCGACGCGGAAAAAGCAAGCTTTGAATATGGCGAGCAGGTGGCTCAAGCTATAGAGCAAGAGTGGTTTTCTCAGGGAAGAACTAATGGTAATAGGTATTTAACTACTTGGAATAACTACAATAGATTAAGGTTGTACGCAAGAGGTGAACAACCTACTCAAAAATATAAAGATGAATTATCTATTAATGGTGATTTATCTTATTTAAATTTAGATTGGAAACCAGTTCCTATTATTTCTAAATTTGTAGATATATTAACAAATGGTATATCTAATAAAGATTATGATGTTAATGCTTTTGCTCAAGATCCTGCATCAGTAGAAAAAAGAACTAACTATGCAGAAATGCTAGCACAAGATATGTTTGCTAGAGATGTAATGAAAAGAATAACTAGCACTCTAGGTTCTAATTTATTCAACACAGATGTACCAGAAGATAAAATGCCTGAAAATGCAGAAGAATTAGAATTACACATGCAATTATCTTATAAGCAGGGTATAGAAATAGCAGAAGAAGAAGCTATCAATCAAGTATTAGATGTAAATAGATGGGATTTAATTAGAAGAAGAATAAACTATGATCTAGTTACTTGTGGTATAGGAGCTGTAAAAACAAATTTTAATACTTCAAATGGTATAACTATTGATTATGTTGATCCTGCTAATTTAGTATATTCTTATACAGAAGATCCAAATTTTGAAGATATATATTATGTTGGTGAATATAAAATGGTTACTTTACCTGAAATTGCTAAACAGTTTCCAAACTTATCAGATAGTGAATTAAAAAAAATCCAAGAATACCAAGGTAATAGAACATACATGTATGGGTATGGTAATGGACCAAATGATCAAAATACTATACCAGTTTTATATTTTGAATATAAAACATATATGGATCAGGTTTTTAAGATAAAACAAACAGAACAAGGGTTAGTTAAAGCTATTGAAAAACCAGATACATTTAATCCACCTGAAAATGAAAACTTTGAAAGAGTTGGTAGAACTATAGAGGTTTTATACAAAGGTGTTAAGGTTTTAGGAACTGATATGTTGTTAAAATGGGAGATGTGTAAAAACATGACAAGACCTTTTGCGGATACAACTAAAGTAGAAATGAATTACGCGATTTGTGCTCCAAGAATGTACAAAGGACGTATTGATTCTACAGTTAGCAGAATAACTGGGTTTGCAGATATGATTCAAATAACTCATTTAAAACTTCAACAAGTAATTGCTAGAATGGTTCCAGATGGTGTTTTCTTAGACATGGACGGTTTAGCAGAGGTTGATCTTGGAAATGGTACTAATTATAATCCACAGGAAGCTTTGAATATGTATTTTCAAACTGGTTCTGTTGTAGGTAGATCACTTACTCAAGATGGTGAATTAAATAGAGGTAAAGTTCCAGTACAAGAATTAAGTAGCGGATCTGGTCAGGCGAAAATACAAAGTTTAATATCTACATATAATTATTATTTACAAATGATAAGAGATGTGACGGGATTAAACGAAGCAAGAGATGGAAGTATACAAGATAGTAATACACTAGTTGGATTACAAAAACTTGCAGCTCAAGCATCTAATATAGCTACTAAACATATAAACAATGCTAGTTTATTTTTAACATTAAGAATGTGTGAAAATATTTCTAAAAAAATAAAAGATATGTTAGATTATCCTTTAACGGCTAATGCATTAAGAGATAGTTTAAACATATTTAACACTTCTACATTAAGACAAATAGATAAATTAAATCTACATGACTTTGGTATATTTTTAGATTTAGAACCAGATGAAGAAGAAAAAGCTAAATTAGAACAAAACATACAAGTTGCTTTATCTAGTGGTGGTATAGATTTAGAAGACGCTATTGAGTTACGTCAAATACGTAATTTAAAACTAGCTAATCAAATGTTAAAGCAAAAGCGAAGACGTAAATTACAAAGAGAAAGACAGATGCAATCTGAAATGGCTCAGCAACAAGCTCAAGCTAATGCAGCTGCGGCAGAAAAAGCAGCAGAAGCAGAGGTTCAAAAACAACAAGCTTTAACTTCTGAGAAAGTAAACTTTGAACAAGCAAAGTCTCAATTTGAAATTCAACGTATGCAAACAGAAGCTGAGATTAAACGTCAATTAATGGCTGAAGAGTTTAATTATCAATTGCAATTAGAGCAAATGAAAACTCAGCGTGAAACAATGAAAGAACAAGAAATAGAAGATCGTAAAGATAAAAGAACAAGGATAGCTGGCACACAGCAAAGTCAAATGATAGATCAAAGAAAAAATGATTTATTACCAATAGATTTTGAAAATCAAGCAGGACAAGCACCAGTTATTTAGTATTAATTTTTAATTATATTATATTATGTCACAAAAAAAAGCGGCCGTAGAGGTCAAACAAGAAGGTGAATTTACTTTAAAAAATAAAGTAAAATCTCAAAAACCAAAACAATTAGGTAAAAAAGTTGAAGTAGCAAAAGTAGACTTATCTAAAGATCCTAATATTAAAATACAAGAACCAATAAAAGTTGATTTAACAAAAAAACCAGAAAAAGATGCCGTTCAAGAGCGAAAAACAGAAGAAGTACCTGTGGTTGAAACATCCGGAAATAGCAAGAAAGTGGACGAAGAAGTACGGGTCGACAATACAGATGCTAAAGAAGAATCTCCGATCCAAATAATAGAAGAAATAGTTGAATCAAAAGAAGAACCAAAAAAAGAAATTGTAAAAGAAGAAGTTGTAGAACAATCTAAATTACCAGAAAATGTAGATAAACTAGTAAAGTTTATGGAAGAAACTGGTGGTACGGTTGAAGATTATGTAGAATTAAATAAAGATTATTCTAAATTAAACAACGATCAACTTTTAAAAGAATATTTAAGAAAAACAAAACCTCATTTAGACTCTGAAGATATTAGTCTTATAATGGAAGATTATAAATATGATGAAGAATTAGATGAGCAAAAAGACATACGAAGAAAAAAGTTAGCTTATAAAGAAGCGGTTGCTGGAGCTAAGCAAGATTTAGAGAAAAGAAAAACCCAGTACTATGCTGAAATAAAGCAAAGACCTGGTGTTACTCAAGATCAGCAAAAAGCAATGGACTTTTTTAATCGTTACAATAAACAGCAAGAAACTATAAAGCAAACTCAAGAGGATTTTAAAAATCGTACTGATAAATTATTTAACACTGATTTCAAAGGTTTTGATTATAATGTGGGAGATAAAAAGTTTAGGTATAAAGTTCAAGATCCGAGTAAGATAGCTGAAACTCAATCTAATATTTCTAATTTTGTAGAAAAATTTTTAGACAAAGATGGAAAGATTAGTGACACAGCAGGTTATCACAAAGCTTTATATGCTGCGATGAATACTGATAAACTCGCCTCTCATTTTTATGAGCAAGGTAAAGCAGATGGTGTTAAAACCATTGTACAGAAATCTAAAAACCCAAGTATGGACGCACCAAGGCAAGTTGCAGGTGGGGACGTTTATGTAGGTGGTTTCAAGGTTAAAGCTGTTAGTGGAGCAGATTCATCAAAATTGAAAATCAAAAAACGAACATTTAACAATTAAAATTTAAAAAAAATGGCTTTATCCCCACAGTTTGGCTCGATAGTACCGAGTCAAGTACAGGAAGCTTTATCAACTAATTTCTTATCCTTTAATGGAGGAGCAAATCCTGGTGATTCTGATTCTTTCGCTCAACAATATCTGCCTGAAATTTACGAAGCAGAAGTAGAGAGATATGGAAACAGAACACTATCTGGATTTTTAAGAATGGTCGGTGCTGAACTTCCAATGACAAGTGACCAAGTAATCTGGTCAGAACAAAATAGATTACACATTGCATATGACAACTGTACAAGAGTTGCTCCTGCTGCAGGTTTTTCTGATGGTATTCAAATACCAGCAGGTGTTACTAACGTAATCTCTCCAAGATCTACAATTGTATTATTGGATGATTTTGGTAACGAAGCAAAATTCCTAGTAGGTGATTCTAACGTAGGTGCAGGACCAGTGCAAATAAACGGAGACTGTTACACGGCTGCTACTATAGCTGCTGCTGGAATTGTTGGAGCTTTTAAAATCTTTGTTTACGGTTCTGAATATAGAAAAGGACAAACTACACCTAATGCTGCGCAAGGCGCTGCTCCTGCTACAGGAAATGATATGGTTAGTGTTGAGCCTACGCTTACTCAGTTCAGTAATAGACCAGTAATAATCAGAGACAAGTATGTTGTATCTGGTTCTGATACTGCTCAAATAGGTTGGATTGAAGTTTCAACTGAAGACGGAACAGGTGGTTATTTATGGTATCTTAAAGCTGAATCTGAAACTAGATTAAGATTTGAAGACTACTTAGAAATGGTATGTGTAGAAGCTGAATTAGTAGCTGCTGCATCTGCTCTTACAGTAGGTGAAGCTCAAGGATCAGAAGGTCTTTTTGCTGCTATTCAAGCTAGAGGTAACGTGCAAGTTGGATTCTCGGCTGCTGCAGGTATTAGTGACTTTGACGACATTCTTAGAAACTTAGATACTCAAGGAGCAATTGAAGAAAACATGTTATTCTTAGACAGACAAACAGCTTTAGATTTTGATGATATGCTTGCTGCAATTTCATCTGGATCTTCAGGTGGTACT